GATTTTTTGAAGCCGTGTCCTTGGAGCCCGGCTGTCGCAAACGCCGCAAGGTTACCTTGCGGAGTTGTGACGTCTGTAGAGCTCATTTGAGCTACTGGGGTCACGTTGATTGGCGTAGAGGAGCCACCGAGGTATTCGGGGCGTTGAAGGCGTGCGTCAGGGCTGGTCACGCCGAAGTGAGATTTGAGCAGTTCGATATACCGGGTGCCGCCACGAGCGTCACGTTCGTAGAGTTTTTGTATTTGGAAAGCTTCGCGGAGTTGATTGATAGTTGCCGCAGTTGCTTGTGTCAGGTCGACCCGAATATTTGGATACGTGGCATTCTCAGGGTCTTCTTCCACAAAAAAGAAATCGGAATACCGAACTTTTTGAGAATCGACATAACTAGCTGTTTCACCAGTAGATTCATGCACACTTACCGCGCCATCGGCGAACTCATAGTTCCACGACATACCAAGCCCGGTCACCGGAGCAGAGGTGCCGAGCGGTAGATCGACAGCGGGGCCTTTTTGAGGCCAAGGCAGGCAGGAGGTGAAATAGTCGTGCCGTTTGCCACGGCGGAGAATTGTATAGTCGGAGGGGTCGTCAGGACCGTCGCCTTTGTCAACGACGACGGAATCCTGAAGGTTTTGATCGCGGAACCATTCGTTCCAGATCAGGTTGTAGGCACGGTGCCAGCAGGTTTGATGGACCAGATCGGGAATCTGGGTTGGGATGCCGAGGTAATCGGAAAGTGTGCTGGCACCATAGCCGTCTACAGCGGGGGCTTTCATGGTGGGCATCAGGAAGTCGGTGGAGTCACCGGGGTTAGTTTGAGCGCCATTAAATTTTTCCCAGTTGTCCCAGAGCAGGCGCATCGGGACGGCGAAAAAGTGGGTCTCCATGAAGAGATTATCCATGTAGGGGTGGAGAGGGGTTGCGAGACGCGCGAAGGCGGTCATTTTCGCGTTAAAGGTATCGCCGGGGAGGGCTTCATCGGCATATATTGGGATGAGCAGACCGGCGTTGAAGGTGGTTTTATGACCGGCAGAACGGTCAAAGGTGGAGCGGGGGATATCAGCGCGTGGTACCTGGCTGAATTGGTGTTGGGTGGCGGATTTCATTGGATTGCGCTTTCTTCGTTTTGGGTGACGTTAGGGTCCATTTTGTCGGGAATTGAGAGACCGGCGAGGACTTGAACAGGGTCAAGACCTTTAATTACGCCGGTTTCTTCATCAAATTCTCCGACGAGAAAGAGACCGAAATCGCGACGGTAGGGGAAGCTGTCGCCGAGAGATCCGATGAACATGCGTTTTGCCTGATCATCGGTGCGGGCGAAGTAGGGGGGAAGGAAATAATCAGCCGCGGTGTCGCGGACAGTGTAGATTTTCATTTCATATTTTCCCTTGTTTGGAGTTTTTGTTCATTGATTTTTTGACCAGCGCGCAGTTGCATAGCGTAGCGGAAGTCTGGATCAAGATTCACTGGATTGGTTTTTTGGAAGTTAGCTAGAGCGCGTTTTGCGCGCACTTTTTTCCAAGCATTAGAGTTGGTTTTTTTACAGCTTTTTTCGAAAGCTATATCGTAGGCACGGGGAGGTTTCATTGCCTTTGAACGAATTATTATTTCATCTTTCGAATAGGTGTCATGGCCGTATTTTTTGAGCCATGTAAGACCGATGCCTGGGCGGCGTGACATGCCTGAGAATGGATGAACACGGTCTTGATAGTATTGTTCGGCTAGATCGCCGTTGATTTTTTTGGTGATGTAGCGGGCAGTATAAGCCGCGGATTCGAATGTGCATTCACCAAAGGTGACGTGTCCGAGTCCCCAAGTATTGGTAAGTTGTTCGGACGTATATAGTTTAACGTCATTCAACGTACCCTCCGCTATAAACATCGCCGCTTTTTCGGAGAATAGAGATCCGTCTTTTGGACGATAGCCAAAGAGTAGGGCGTGATAGTGTGGGCGAAGGGTATTTTCGCCGTATTCGCCGCAGTAGAAGAGGCGAATGGGATTGATTTTTTTGATCAGGCGTTTCATGAATTTCTGAAAGTCCGGTCGATGGAGCGTTGGGCGGCTTCTGGGTCCGCCGAACGGTAGATTTTCATCATCATAGGTTAGTGTAACGAAGCAATTGTCGGTGTGCATTTGCGCCTCGTGTACACATCGGATGGCCCATTGTCTCGATCTTTCGAGCCTGCAGCCAATGCATTGACCGCAGGCCACCGTCATAGGTCGGTCGCAATGTGCATCTTGGCGGGTCATAGTAAAGCCGCCGATTTGGGCTTGATAGCCATGGAGGGGCAGATAGCACGGCACCGCCTTTACAGCCGGATTCCGCCGCGCATCAGCCCAGAGGTACGGAAATTTTTCGACTTAACGCGCGCACCAGATTTGAAGTTGCGGCGGGATTTTTTGCGGGTCATTTTGAAGCGTCGTCTCATGGTTCATTTCCTTTGTTTTTAGACTGAGGTGTCAGTCAGTACAGTTACATCAAGTAAGGAACTGTACTTTATCGTCATTCTTCCTCATTTTTTGGCGCCTCTTCAGGCGCATTTTCGTCGGCGGTAGCCTCCGTTTTTGGGGCCTCAGCGAGGCCCATTTCAATCATTTCAGATTGATTTTTTTGATCCGCGACAAATTCAAGGAATTGTCCGGCATCATTTGAGAAGCGGCGACGGATTTTGGAGGGCAGAGACATAAACATGTCGTTTGCCGCAAGCACGGCATTCATGCTTTCATGATAGTCCTGTGGGACATTTGTATAGTCGCCGTAATTGCCTTCGTATTTGTTCTGGTGTTCGAGAACACCAGTTTTTTGGTATTTTTGCATTATATAGTTGATGTCGCATTCAGCGGCATTTGCCTGGTGGGTGAGAGAGGGTCCGGTCGTTTCGAACGGAACCCTTTTGTGTTTGCCATACGCAGTTTGGAATTTCTGGGTCATTTTGTTTGTCCTTTAGTTATTTCGAGCCGGAGAGGAGGCGGGCGTTCGCCAGGAGGATAGACGCCTTCGCGGGGTCCCGCTTTGAAGTCGGAGGGGAAGGTTTCATAAAGAAAGTCCATAACTTTTAGGAGGGACCAGCTGTCAGGTAATTTCATTTTCTCGCGGACCATTGCTACGAAAGATTTGATTTCTTTCGTTACTCTGCCACCAACGCCTATTCGCTGCGTTTCGGCGTTAAATTTAGCCAGGCCGGCCATTATTTTATTAAGATCGGTTTGAGACAGCATATGACCACGTCTAAATTGCTCACTGATTGATTTTTGGTCGTTTAGGGCGGTTTGACTTTTGATGTTTTGGATTTCAGAAACCGACCTTTTGAGTTGCACAGCAGAGCTGATAGCGGAGGGTACGTTGGCGGCGATGTTTTCCGCCGGGATGCCAGCACCGGCGGGGGTCGATGCACCGCCACGTTGATAGGCGAGCATCGGGTTGAGTCCGGCAAGTTTCATGTCAGCCATTGCACGTTGATAGGAGGTGCCGGACATACGTTCCTGGAAGGCCATTTGTTTGGCCGAGATAGCGCGATTAGCGCGGTTTTTAGCGATGCCCCCCGCAAGGGTGGCGCCAGCAGTAAGCGCGACCCCAGAGGGACCGCTCAACGCGGTCCCAATCGAAGCTAGTATTGCGGCTAATCCCATAGTTTTTCCTTTCTTAGGCGCGCCGGCGTAGGCCCTTAGGTTGTATTTGCGGATCTAAAGAAACAACCAATTTAGAAGTGATCGATGAGACCAGGCACGGAGTAAACCGGCATTGGTCGCGCGCATTTAAGCGACATGTAGGAATCGAAGAGGATGTCAGGGGAGGAGGGGACCGCCAGTATGCGGTCCACGGGAGGGTTGTCCTCAATGAATGAGGAGTTGAGAGAGGGGAGAGAGGCGAAGTCCTGGCTAAGGTGCCAGGTGTCGAGGGTTTGGGCGAAATTTGAACGAAATTCGCCAGTTACGAGAGAGGGTTTGTAACGATATTCGGCGAAGCGTTCTTGATAGCCGAATGAGTTGAGATTGATTGAGTCGCCGTTACCGTCGACGTTTGCTGGGTCTTGGGCCCAGATTTCCTGATTTAGCACGGATTGTTCGCCGATGTGGGCGAGGGCCGGCCAGTAGAAGTCCCAGCGAGTGGAGCGATTGAACATGCGGTTGAGCCCCTGTTGGTAGGTTAGATCGGCACGCACAGAGACGAGACCGATCAGGACGCAGTGTTCGACGAAGGATTTTTTGAAGCCGTG